GGTCTCCAGGAGCAAGGGATGCTCCAAAACAGCCTAGGGCACTTCGTGACTTGAGCCAGTTACGACAACTCTCCCTCATCTTCGAGGAGCATCCGCTGAGTGAACAGATGCTGCAGATCGCCTGGTGAGAACCGGGCGCCCCGCAGAACTGCACGCTCGACGGCCTCGACAAACTCGGGGAGCGTCGCACTGGTGACGATGACGGCGCCAAAAAGGACTTGACGCGCCACGTAGCACGCCCAGCTCTGGATCGAGTGGCCCGCCGTTTCCGGCAGGTCACCGAGCTTCGAAACTGGGAACTCGATGCACCAACAGACATCATGACTAACTGGGGCAAAGATGCCCTCGTGAGCTGTGAACACGGGCTGGTCACCACGGATGTAAATTGTGGTGTCTTTAACCCCGGCATGACCCACCGAAAGGTAGATCTCGCCGAAGGCAAATCCGACCGACGTTTCGTCGACCGGGTGAAGCTGAGTTTCACAGATCATAGTCTGTCTCCTGGTTCATTGAAGTTGATAAAAGGACCTAACTCTGTCCAACTGGGCACCAATAGGCGCTTACGCGCCCACACCACGTTTTCGGGTGGCTCCTGTTTCAGATCTGGACGTATGCCTTCCCACAAGCGGACAATACCTGCTCCGCACGGGTCAAACATACAATCCGAATCCTCCCCAGGGGCCCCCCGCGTACTTTTGTACAGTACGTGGAGTGACTTCAACAGACGCTGAAACTCGTCTGCTGATGAGGCAAGAGCTTTCGCTTTCTTGCTCTTGAATCGCCGGACTCGCGGGCCCCACTTGCGTGAGACCTGGACGAGGGAAACACCGGTGACCCAGCCACACCAACCCTGGTGGTTCTCCCCTTTTCGGGAGCGACTCGCTTGATAAGAGCGGGTCGACTGCGGTAGCACTTCATCAAAAGAACCGATGAAAGCGCCGTCGCCGTAACCGTCAGGTATACGTGGACTTCTCCAATCAGGCGGGACCCTATCTCGGATGTACTCGAGGGCAGGTCTAATGGCGCTATCTCTAGCTCCATTATAGCGACGTGTCGACCAACGCACCAGGTTGTTGTAAACCAGGAACGCGTCAGTTACGTGTCGTATTGGGCGCCTAATGTAGAAGGGTGTCACGTCGTGTCCGTTAAACGCGTGTAAACCACACGATTCGCGGAACGGCCCGGCTCCGAAGCTTTTCGACCAATTGGGAATGAACCCGCATAGTTTCAAAGCCTGGAGGACATGGTCGTAGGCGTACGAGGGACAGATAATGTCATCCCCATAAACCGTTACACGACGATCCGTAGCACCATGTAAATCGGCAACAGCATCAACCACCGCGCTTACGATTCCCCAAAAGATTAGGGTTTCGAGCTCGAAGGTATAGCCATTCCCCATGGAGCTAAACTTACGATACAGGATTTTATCCCCGGATCGCTCGTCAAGAACACCGTACCGGCTGCGGCACTGCTCAAGTGCTTCAAGCCAGTCGGGCGGCAGGAGACGTTCAACTAGCCAATAACTCACCGTGTCACTCGCCGAAGAGAGATCGATGGTCGCGAGACCACCGGTTTTACTTCCCTCTAAAGCGAGATCGCGGTTCTGTTGCTGACTGTTTAGGTTAATCCCAACGCGCTTAAGCCTGCGCCTGATCACTGAGCCGATCCCCTTCTGAAACCAGAGGTTCCAGAGAGGCTCGATAGCGATCGGACGATCGGACTTAAAGTTCTTCGGAACAGTTGTAATGCGATTGGAATCCCGAATGGAATAACAGGACCCGAACTTGTCTAAAAGAAACCCTTTCCAAAGGGGCCTAGAGGTTGAAAGATAAGCCTCTACAAGCGGAACGCATTCAGTGCTGCACTCGGGTATTACAGTCCCGAATTTGTGGTATGCATCGCTGATCTCGCGGGGCAGGTTACTAGTTGCCCCTGGACCAAAGTCGACAGCTTCCAAAGCGCTATCCCAGTTGAACCTTCCGAGTAGCCGAGAGATTTTTCTAGCGGCGCCATGTAGAATGGCATCGCCACTGACCGTCCATCGCAAAAGCGAGTAAGACGGATCAGTCTCACGGCTGGCCCATCGGGTCTGCTGGGCAGCACAATGGTCTTCTGCTTCGAGTAGCTTCCGAATGGCGTTATCATAAAGCGTCTTCTTCGATAGGGAAGGATCCCGCTCGTCGAAGTATTTACTCATGACGTGTTGCCACAGGTAGTTTACGCGAAACTCATCAGCCCCTGTTAAGGAGTGATCGGGATGATCACCCCCGAAGGGGACTGCCCGTCCACCTTCTCCGGCAAAGCCGGGTGCGTCCCCACCGATACATTGGTGGAGAAGCTGAAGGAATTCGGGAAGAAGAAAACCAGCAACAGCAAGGCCAGCATTACGCTGGCCAGGATCGTTTGACATCGGGAGATTACCTCTCGAAAGAGCCAAGCCAGGGCGGAATGCTTCTGGCTCTGAGTCAACTGCGGATTTCTCCGCAGATTGGCACTGTCAGCGGCGCCCCTTACGGGGACGTCGCCTTTGGCACGATTAGACATGCAGACCTCAGCCAGTCGGGGGGAGACCCTTGACAATGGCGTCATAGATCTGCGAGCTAACCGTAGCCGAGACAGTCAGCGACGCCAGGTCCTGGCGATGCTGGTCAGGTGCGGACTCGCTCTGCCAGTAAAGGCTGCGAGACTCGCACGTGCTCACGATCCGCGGCTGCGGGGTATAAGCACCACCGGCAGAAGCCGGTGCGTCGACTTGCGGGATGTAGACGTGCAGATCGTTCTTCCAGCGGCCGCCGGGCTTCGGGGCTCCCGTGAACTTGTGAGTGATGAGATAGGCCGCAAGCGCGACAGCCCCAGTGGGGATGTAACGCCACTTGGCCACACCATTCCAGTTCGTAAGAGCCGTAAAGGTCCGGTTGACGCCGGTCGGCAGAGTGCCGTCCGCAAGTACCAAATTGGCAAATGCTGCCATGAGGTGTATCCTCAATTAGCCCATGATGGGCAGGTTGATGTTATGTGCCGCCCAGCCGGGCGACACGCTTGTGGTAGTACGATACCAGCGCACTGACTCAGGTTGGACCAGTCACCGGAACGCCGAAAACAAGGCGATAAGGTTAAGGCCCTTCTTGAGGTTCAGCCTCCTGCTTGGGACTACTGGAGGCAGAGGAACGGGAAGGTCCGAGTAGACCCGCCTCTCCATCTTCATCACGTATCGCACACCAGAGGTGAGCGAGGTGGATCCGATGGATGGGTTAGGGCTACTGAAGGGCGCATATCTTGTGGTACACTTAGACATCTGTGTAACACATCCCGCCTGGAATTTAAGGCCCGCATCGGCATTCAGCGACGACAGGAACGCCCCGAAGGGGAGTACCATATCGACGACGAAGCTTAGCGGAACCAATTCCCAGACGACTTCTGCCGGGTTAGTGAGTCCCAGCATCTTAGCAGATTGCGCAAGTTCACAGTCGGGTGTGAAATAAAGCTTAACGGTAGTACTTACGCCGTGAGCGATCATCCGTGTGAACGGAGCGCCGGAGGTTTCAGCACCGCGGTAAACTTCCCGCTGTAGAATCATTTCCCCGCTTTCGTCTCGACCGATACTGCCAGTGGCCTTTATCAGGCCATTCACCCCAAACATCGACTCACGTTGATGCAGAAGGTTCACGGCATTGGTCATGTCTTCGACGAGAGGCTTTACGCCATAGTTGAACTCGAGGATACGGCTCGACATCTCCTTATCCCACCCTTTGTTACGGGGTGTGTGTCGGAGGTGACCGAACGCTTCACGAAATCTGCCCTTGCGGGCCGATTTATATCCACGATAGAGCCTTCCCATATTGTCTGTGACGAGGTCGACGGTACTTTGTCGTTCGCCCAGTACAACAGGGAGATTTAGCTGCCCATCCTTCAACTTTCCCAGACACTTGATCAGAGCATGGTTTTCATGCCAGCTCGGATATGCTGGGGGTTCGTACCCGGGCCCCGGGAAGGACACTAGCTGGTGCCGGTCGTACAATGAGCCATCAAAGCGCATTGCATAACCGTACGAGTCAACGTCCCAAATCCCATAGGGCCCCTCTTGGTATACAACCTGGATGTAGTAAGGCAATGGCTTTCGCCATGCCGGAGGCATACCAGGCGATGGCGAGTTCTTGATAACGTCAGCGCGCTCCTCGCGGACATAATGGCCTTGAACAGGATAGGTGGAAACCACCACCCCGTTCTGGGTTATAGTCTGCGATGAAAAACGCTGTGTTTCTTTGATTCTCGGCATCGGTCCCTCCAAGAGTGGGTTGAGTACATGGTGCAGAGTTGTTAGACCCTACAGTCCTGGCATTCGCCAGCACAAAGACCCCGGTTACCC